GAAGACCGTGATCGTGCTTCGTTCAACGTAGCTCCTAAATATGATTATTATGGAGCGCGATAATGGCTAAATTTGCCAGTGGAAAAGACTCTTGGGCAATTTGTGACCGTTCTGGGTTTAGATACCCGTATCGTGTCATGCGTAAAGAATGGAATGGTCTTCTAGTAGGACCAGACCAATATGAGCCTAAGCATCCTCAGCTAGGACCGTTTCGAAAGGTAGTAGATCCGGAAGCTTTGCGTAATGCTAGACCTGATATTGTAGAGCCCACAGATGTTTATGTAGGTGTTCCCCTGGTAGAAGATTCAACCTTACGGCCTGCGCCAGGATACACGCAGGTTGGACAAGTGACGGTAAGTACGCCATGAGCTTTACATACGACGAACTCAAAACCGCAATCCAAGATTATACGGAAAATGACGAAACGTCTTTCGTTAATAATCTTCCCACGTTCATTCAGCTTTCCGAGGAAAGAATACTCAAGAACGTGCAGCTCAGTTTATTCCGCAAGAATGTTAGCGGAACGATGACGGCATCTAATAAATACCTTTCCGCGCCAACAGACTTTTTGGCTCCGTTTTCTTTGTCTTTTGTTAATTCTGACGGAGATCACGTGTTTTTGGATTATAAAGACGTTGATTATGTGCAGACGTTTAATCCGGATGCCACAACAACAGGCAACCCAAGGTATTATGCCATCTTTGATATTGACCATTTTGTCCTTGGTCCTACGCCTGACGATAGTTATACAACAGAACTGCACTACTTCTACCGTCCAGCAAGCTTGACTGCGGGTGCTGGAAGCGAAACAACATGGTTGAGTGAAAATGCTGAAATTGCTTTATTATACGGAAGCCTCGTCGAGGCGTATCTGTATATGAAGGGTGAACAGGACATTATGGCTCAATATGAAAAGAGATTTTCAGAAGCAATGGTAGCTCTGAAAATGTTTGGTGAGGCTAAGGAGGTTACTGACCAGTATCGTACTGGTATGGTAATCAGACCAAAACAATGAATGTAACACCTTTAAAAACCGCGTTTGCGAATGATTTTGGCATCGAAGTTCGGACCACTAAACATCGTGGGTTTACTCCGGAAGAAGTGGCAGAGCGTTGTGCGGACAGAATAATATCTGTTTCTGACGAAGCTCCCGCTGCAATTCGGGACCAAGCCTATGCTTTTCGCCGAAAACTTGTTAAACTGCTTGAGTTTTACATGCGTGAGGCCATAAAAAGTGACCGGACGACTGTATTTAACGCCCTTAATGATGCGGGGCACCCGGACCTTGCAGAACTGATTAGGAGGCTATGAAATGGCGTTTACCGGAAACTTCATGTGTACTTCTTTTAAGAAGGAATTAATGTTTGGCGCACACGACTTTGCTGCGGCAGGCGACACGTTTAAAATGGCTTTATATACGTCATCCGCTACATTGGATGCGTCTACCACAGCTTACACAGCTACTAACGAAGTTAGTGGAACGGGCTACACAGCTACAGGTCAAGACTTAACAAGCGTTGATCCTACTACTTCTGGAACAACAGCTTTCGGTGATTTTGCAGACGAAACATGGTCTACAGCTACAATCACCGCACGTGGCGCCTTGATCTACAACAGTACACCAAACACCACATCCATTTCACTGACCAACCCTTCAGTTGTGGTTTTGGATTTCGGCAGCGATAAGACGTCTACTGCTGGTGATTTCACCGTTGTTTTCCCAACTGCGGATGCCAGCACGGCGATCATTCGGATCGCTTAAATGTCCGACGCCATCGTCGCCTTTCAGGGCTGGAACTCCTCCACACTAGGTTGGGGAGAAAGCACCTGGGGCGGCGACATTGCTCTTCCTGGATCTACAGGATCAGTAGGCACTGTTTCTGTAATAGCAGACGCTAACGCGCCAGCTACCGGTGTTTCAGCTACATCGGCGGTGGGGTCTGTTACCGTATCTGCTGATGCTAACACGTCTGTTACGGGTGTGTCTGCAACAGCATCTGTAGACTCTGTTACGGTTCAAGCTGATGCTAACACTGTTGTTAGTGGCCTTTCTGCAACAGGTAGTGTCGGATCGGTCACAGTTACTGCTGATGCTAATGTTTCAGTTACAGGCCTTGAGGCTACAGCTTCTGTAGGTTCTGTTACTATTACGGCGGATGCTAACACTTCCGTTACAGGGGTTGCAGCTACAGGCGAAATAGGGTCGGTTACCGTTACGGCGGATGCAAACGCACCTGCTACAGGTGTTTCTGCCACTACTGCGGTAGGTTCTGTAACCGTAAGTGGTCAGGCTATTGTGCCGGCTACAGGTGTTTCTGCGGCAGGCTCTGTTGGATCGGTTACAGTAACAGGGGATGCTATCTTCTCCGTTACCGGTGTTTCGGCCACGTCCGCGGTTGGCACAGCTACGGTGGATGCAGGAGCCATTGCTCCAGCTACCGGTGTTTCGGCAACAGGTTCGGTAGGATCGGTCACAAACACAGGTACGGCAAATGTTTATGTTACAGGTGTTTCGGCAACAGGATCGGTAGGAATCGCATCTATAGAGGGTGACGCTATCGTTCCAGCTACCGGTGTTTCTGCAACATCTGCGGTAGGATCTGTAACAGTAGCTGCCGACAATAACGTCGTCGTTTCGGGTACTTTAGCATACACTTCTGTTGGTTTTGTTTCTGTTGGTCTTGGTGCATATGCATATGCAACAGGGGTCAGTGCAACAGGTTCTGTGGGTGAAGTTGTAACAGAGATATGGACCACGATTGTCCCCGACCAAAATCCAAGCTATAATCCAATCACTCCGGTACAACCATCGGGGTTTGGCGTGGTTTCGCCCTCACAATCTGCGAGCTTCAGTACTATAGCTCCTGCTCAAGACCCAAGTCACAGTGAGGTGACGCCAAGCCAAGACGCCTCGTGGAACCAGATAGCAGCATAAGGTTGAAAAATGCCTAGCACTTATACGTTAAATAACGGTATTACTTTAATCGCGACAGGCGAACAGTCTGGAACGTGGGGCGATACGACTAATATAAACCTGCAACTTGTCGATACATCTCTTGATGGACAGGTTACAGTAACTTTGTCTTCTGCCGGAACTTCCGGTTCGCCAAATGATCTAGCTATTAGCGACGGTTCTGCTTCAGACGGTCGTAATCGTATGGTCATATTTAATGATGGCTCTGATCTAGGCGCAACGGCTTACGTTCGTTTAACGCCTAACGACGCGGAAAAAATAATATACGTCCGTAACTCCCTTTCTGGAAGCCGGTCTATTCTGCTGTTCCAGGGGACATATAACGCTTCAAACGATTATGAAGTTCCTGCGGGTAAAACGGCCATTGTTTATTTTGATGGGGCCGGATCTGGTGCGGTAGCCGCTAATATCTTTAATGATGCTTATTTTGATGCTTTAACCACGTCTGGTGGGGCTGCGGTAGGCACTACTTTAACGGTTGGAACGAGCTTAAACATTGCTAGTTCGACTACTGTTGACGGCGTTCTTGATGAAGACAATATGGCTTCTGACAGCGCTACAAAACTGGCTACACAACAGTCCATCAAAGCTTATGTCGATAGCCAGGTTGGAACCGTTGATACTCTTGCCGAAATTCTAGTTAATGGCAACACAACTGGCGGCACAAATCTTGTCGTGTCTTCAGGTGATGCCCTCACGGCAAACACTATAAGCGAAACAACCACCGCGTCGGGTGTCACTATAGATGGTGTTCTTCTTAAAGACGCTGGAATTACGGCCACAGGCGGTGGTTCCTTAACAGGCACTTGGTCAGACCTGGGCACCGTTACAACGGTAATTATTAACGGCGGTACTATCACCGGCATAACTGACCTCGCCGTGGCAGATGGAGGTACAGGTGCAAGTACTGCCGCTGGTGCGCGCACTAATTTAGATGTAGACCAAGCTGGTACAGCGGTCGCAATGGCAATAGCACTGGGGTAATGTAGATGGCTAATAGCTTTAAACGTAAACTCTCTCGCAGCATTGGCACATCGCTTACTGCTGTAGGTTCTTATACAGTACCTTCCTCTACTGAGGTGACTGTTATTGGGCTGGATTTGGCTAACCGGACGGCTAGTCAGAT